GTTCCTCCACTTATCCACGATCCCGTAACGGATAACGCCCGAAGAAAGAGTTCCCGCCCAACTCGATGAAATATTCGTGGCGGTTAGAGTGTGGTTAAATGCGCTCAAATTAACATCCGTGAGCATCCCGTCACCAACATCCCGTGAAAGGTCTGCTGTCTCTCCAAAGACCACAAGTTCAACGTCGGCATACTTCCCCTTCTGGATGTATACGTTCTTCACTTGGGCAAAGCCCCGCATGATCGGAATCGTATTGTACGAAAGTTCTGCTTTTACCTTCGTTTTTGGATTCCATGTCGGGATAATTCCAAGCTCATTGACCGCCCCAAAGTAGTCCTGATTTTTTCCCGTCAAAGGGACGCGGAAAGTCTGCGAGAAATTAGAGCGTGAAGCGTTTATCTCTTGAAGGTCTGAGAATTGATAGCTCAGGTTGACCGGCTCGTTCTCGTAGAGTTCAATTTCGCTTCCTGCAAGGGTTAATCTTAGCATCGGATAATTTGTGCGAGTTCTACATTAAACGAGACGACGAATATCTTTGAAATGGTGTCCTCTTCGATTGCCATCGAGTTCGTTTGAATGGTCACGGGAGACCAAGTTCCATCAATACGAGCCATGACATTCTTTGACCTCATGCAGTATTGCATCAAGTTAACTTCTTCAAGAGTCAAAATGCCGTTGAATTGATAGCTCTCTTTCGCTTCGAGTTGGTACGGCTTGATTTGTCTTGCGCTTGGAGACAAAGCAAATTGCGATCCGTTATAGTCTCCGACTATCTTTCGGTAGGTCTTCTCTTCGCGCGTTACCGTCTTGAGCTTACGACCATCGAATCGAAGGTAATCCCATCCGCCCCGTGTATTCGCCCAACCCAACTGCACCGGATTGTTTTTTGTGTTCCTGCATTTGTTCCGAATGCGCAGAATGTTTCCCGTTTGTGCAGATGCCGTTTGAGGAATTACGTCATAATGACCCCAACCGCCCGTGACCGCATTTAAAGCCGTTGTAATTGCACTCAAAGAAGCCGGATATACATATGCGTACAGAAGACTAGCATCGTTGTTTGTGTCGCTCCATGTCGTTGTCGGTACAAGTCCTCCATTGGTAGCGTTAACCGTGTAGATAATTGTGTCGTCAAGGCTTCCGGCTGTGTCGTAGGTGTTTATCACAAACCTTGTGATGAGTGACCCGGTGTCGTCGCTATTGATGAACGCTGCAACCCCGTTATCTTCAATCCCTGCACTTACTTCGATGACGTTGTTCGAGGGTTGGCGATCACTCAGCCAGACTTTCTTTGTGGATGCTGTCCCGTAATAATCGGAGAAGGAAGGAAACAGCCCTTGTGAGAGTTGTTCGTAACCGTCAAATAAATAATAATAACCCGACGTATCATCCGCAAGAGACTCCGAGCTTCCGTCAAAGTGTCCAACCTTCAAACGATATCGCTTGATATTGTCATTCGAGCGAGTGAATATTCGGTTGTTTAAAGAGTGAATTGTTGCGGTCGTATTGTACTTCAAAGAATCTACTTCAAGTCGTCCCGTCAAAACTTGCGATAAATCGAAGAAAGAGGTCTCTGTCGGGTTAGGAGTCAAGTAAATTTTTGAGATAATCGTTCCGTTCTCCTCAACTTGTACGATATACCGATACGCATCGGTGACGGGTTCATCCGGGATAAGTGTAAAGAGTAGTTTTTGCCCTGCGGGTAACCATCCTGCCGTTGGGCCTGCGTCAATTGATGCCATCAGTTCGTGATTGTAATGTTTCCTAGTTTTGCTTTCAATTTGCCCGCTATATCCTCAGCGATGGCATCCCCGAATTTTGCTTCATATCGCTTTGAAACCGCTGTATACGCTTTCTCGTAGAACCGAAGCCCCACGATCCCTTTGCGCTTCACAGCTCGACCAATGACAAAGGCCAAAGAATCTGCACTCGACTTCTTGAATCGTCCTTTCTCGTCTCTCGCTTTGATACCCTTCTGTTTAATCCATCGCTTTAGAGCGTCTCGGTGCTTCCTCGATGGGTTCTCATAGCGATACGAGAACGGCGACTTCTGATTCTTCCGCGTTCCATTTACACCGAAGTGAATGAAAGCCGCGTATTTATCCGCCTTCCCTTTAGCTCCGAAGGTGACCTCTCGGATATCGTTTCCACGTACTCGAATCTTGTAGGATAGCGACCGCTTGAGCTGACCCGAAGCGACCCCGTAGTTCTTATTCTTCCCAATCTTGCGACCACCGAGATGACGCTTTGCGCTCTTGACGATATCATCGGAGAACGCTAGAAGGACTTTATTTAATTCGCTCATTATTCGGGATCTTCAGGAAACCAACCCAGCTCGACCATTTCTTCGTATGTCCTCACCGTCGTCGTACTTGGAACGATTGCCCCGAACGGAAACGATTGCGAGTTGAGAACGTAGGAAGACAACTCCCGTACTTCGATTTCGGTGAGTTCCGTCATAAGCGAAATAAGCCGTTCTAAGGTCGCCAATGGACTCACGGGTATGTTGTACTCGGTATCGACCTGCAAAGCGAACTGCACCCCGTCAGGATGTTCCACCATGCCGAATACCTTACCGTCGTGTTGATAGGGTTCTTGTGTTGCAAGTGGTGCGGTGACGCAGTATAGTTCGCGGCTGATTCGTTCCGCGCGTTGCTCGCTTGACAAAACGCCTTCAGGGAGTACTATGATATATCCGTTCATTAGTAGATGTTGTAGAAGGTGTTGATGTTTGTTTCGATGCCTGCTTGCGGTGTTCCCGATTGGTCTGATTCATAAATCAAAATTTCTTGAATTTTACCGTTCCAGCTTCGATTTGAACGACTTCTATCTTGACAAATCTGCGAGATTCTTGCCGTATTACTTAAATGAATCATAGACAACAAAACGCTTGAGGTTGTCGCTGTGTTGGCTGTTGTGAAACTTTGACTTTGACCATTTACAAAGTTCGACCCGTTTCTTACATCCGTGCTTGAATACAAAGTATCTAAATAATTATTTGTGCCGCCTGCGTGATAATCATATGTCGATATATCGCCATATAAAAAATCAACACTCGGACCCGTCGTTATATTCTCGCGAACGCTGAAATTACTTTGCACCTGTGTTAAACGTGTAGCCATATCTAAAGAAAATAACGCTGAGAATTGAACCGCAGGTTTCCCGTTCTCCACTATCACCGCACCGCTTGAAACGATTTGAGGTTGTGAAGCTGTGTCCGTCTGCGTCGCGTCGTTTGTCGATGCTTGGTCATACCAGACCTTGACGAACGCATCGCCCGTACCTGCGAAAGCCAAAAGCGAAACCGTATCGAGTTCACCGAATACGTTGAATCCTATATCTTGCTCGGTGTTGTCTGACGACCTACGGACGCGGATCGCTGAACCCGTATACGTCGAATCCAAAAGCCTCAAAGAGTACGCCGCCGCCGCACCTGAATACGTGTCGAGTAGTGGCGTGTTTTGGGTGAAGTAGTCGCCTATGTTTTCTTCGATGGATGTGCGGTCTGCGATTGATTTGTCTGCTGTCCAAATTACAACCTCACTTGTATTTGCGTGCGTGCCTCGGTCGCGTCCAATATCGCCGCTTGTTAGGTAGTTGAATGTTGGATTCAAATCTAAATCTTCACCCGCCGTTCCAAAAGTTCCCGCACTCGTTCCGTCAACGTACCCATTCGTCGGCGTTATGGTGTGCAACTGCAGGTTATTGGTTGACGTATACGATACATTATTAAAGAACGACTGAACAGTTGACGTGCCAAGATAAAATCTACCGCGTGTAATGCTGAATTGTTTATACCTATAATCGAAACTGCTTCCTGTGTCACCGTTTATCATAATTGGACGGCCCTCAGTATTGCTGTCCGCGTAAAACTTTGAAACCATAGTGGATGTAAAGTCGCTCAGATTGATTGTAAAGCTTGGAATGTTCAAGCCTTGCGCACCGCTTAAAACATTCTCCACCGCAGGCTTCCCGTTCTCCTTCACCAACGCCCCACCCGTGTAAATCGTCGGCTGCTTCGTCGGGTCGCTTTGCGTCGCATCGTTCCCGTTTCCGCTTTGGTCCGTCCACTCGCTTACCGTGCAAGTCGTGCCCGTGCAGAAGGTTTCTATCGCTGCCTCGTCGATGTTTCCTGAACCGTCAAATCCGATTGTGGTGGTCGTGCTATCCGATGCCCTGCGGATCACCATACACTCCGTATTGTCTCGCTTGAGTTGTCTCACCGAATACGCGGCTTCTGCTCCTGAGCCGTAAGACTCATCAAGGAGTTTCGCGCTTTGGTAGTAGGCTGATATATTGCCTTCGATGTCGGTGCGGACGGTGGATTTGTCTGCGCTGTAATAGATGACTTCTTGAATATTTCCATCTGTGAAAAAAGAATTAACGAACGAACCCACCGCTGCTTGTTGGTCGCTACTTAATCCCGTGGCAAGCGTTGCGGTTCCTAACGTGTTACCATTCAAAAACGCGCTCGCATTGCCTTGAGTAGACCCCGCAATCATAGAAAAAAGGTTTTGATTGGTGTTAACGGGTGTACTAAAAGCCGTTGACGCGCTGGCGTAACCGAAATTTATGTTCCCCCCATTGACGTAACCCATATACCACCGCTTATTAGTCGGACTAGTACCACCACTAAGCGATAGCATTATTTGGCTGCCAGTCGTTTCAAACTTGCCAATCATAAACGAGGAAAGGTTTCCAATATCTAGCCCCGTGTTTGTTATTTCAAAGTCATCATTGTTGCCATCAAAATTCATTGCAATGCGCCCGCCTTCTTTGACCAATGCGCCGCCCGTGTAGATGGTTGGTTGGTTGCCTCCCGCTGATTGGGTTAAGTCGTTACCGCTTCCCGTGCCGCCCGTCTGACTCTGATCGTGCCAGACTTGGACTGTACACGAAGTTCCCGTGCAAAAAGTCGTTATGGCTGATTCATTGATTTCTTCGCCTACGAATCCAATCGTCTGCGTCGTTCCGTCGCTTGCCCGTCTAATGGTCATACAAGCCCCTGAATAATTCCCGTTCAATCTACGCGTACCATATGCCGCCGCTGCTCCGCTTCCATACGTCTCGTTGAGTAACCCCGTGAACGTCGGTGCTGCTGCTACCTCTTCCCATGTCTGTTTGAGGCTAATCGGTACAGTGCCGCCCGTCCTCGCTTTAAGATATTCAAGGAGTGCCGCCTTTACCGTAGCAAAAGACGCGTCGTCTGCGGGAGCAGGTGTGAACTCAACCCATGTTCCCGTGTCAGGATCCGCGAAACCTTCCTCAGAATAGTAGATTTTCCTTCTGATAATCTTGCCCGCTGTCGGGGTGTCGCTGCTCGCGCTTTCCGCTAGTCCGTTACCCTGAGCCGTACACGTGAAATACAGTTCCGTTGTTGCCGTTGCTCCCGTTCTTAGTGCCTCGGATTCGGTTTCATACCGCTGATGGAAGTAAATGTCATCTGTCGGTAATTGTGAACCGGATATATCCCACGAAGCACCGTTGTAAGTGAGCAATGAACCAAAGGCCGCGCCCGTTGTATTTACGTCGTCTAGGTCGCCTAAGTCCGTCGCACCTGCTGCACCCGGTAACCACTTACCCGCACCATATACCAAAGCTTGTCCAAGTGTCGGTGTGCCGATAATTTGCACGTCGTTTAAATCGTCCAACTCCGTCGGTACGGATGTGATGTCCGCCTTTAAATCTAACGCCGTTTGTGTGGCCGTGCTGATCGGTTTATTCGCGTCGCTCGTGTTGTCTACGTTACCGAGTCCCACATCAGACTTGCTCGCTGTATCGTTGACCCATTCGCCGCCGTCGTATCTGAAGAACTCGCCTTGTGCAGGTTGGGAGATAATAACATCGGTGAGATCGTTTAAGCTGATAGCTCCTCCGTCCGCTGCGTTTATCCAAATGCCGTTTTGGTATTTAATCACCTGACCATTTGCCGCGTTGGTGATAGTGACATCGGTCAGAGCTTCAAGGGTCTCTACACCTCCCGTATCCAATGTGACAACGCCGTCGCCGTCATCGGTTAGAGTGCCGTTAGTGACCTTGATAGTTCGAACGGACTGAACGTCGGTAGATCCGTCAAGGGTGAGCATACGAAGGACACCGCGTCGAGCATATACTACCTCACCGCCTCCAGGAGCAACTCCATCGATTGGAGCATTGCAAGCATCCCACTCGTAAGGGATAGCAACCGACAAATCGAGCAACACCCCCGAGAGGACATTCTTCGTCTCTTCTTCGAGTGGTGTAGTAGTTGCATTTACAACCTCATAATCTTGAGCGAACAAGAAGATGTTTCCACCCATCTTGATATCGGCGATGATGTCTTCCGCGCATTGCTCAGAATCGGAGATGGCTTCCTTTTGTGGAATAACCTTCCCTTTCTTGTCGTGAGGTACGTCGAGGATATATACCTCAAGGTTGTATGTCTTTGTTCCCGCGTCGTATGTCGCTCCCGTATAAACGAGATGCATCAACGGGAACTCTTCGAACTTAGAGAGGTCTACGTCATCGGGAGAGCCAAAGGAGAAGCTCTTGATGAAGAAGTGATTCTCTGCGAAGATTTCGAATCTCTCGACTATGTTATTGAACGTGATCATGTGCAGCGCGGTCTTTTAAATATACGAGGTGTTGGAAAACAACTTGAACGGGAAGCGACGTAATCGAGTCCATCTTGAGGACGTTTTCCCCTGCGAGGGTATAGAGGATGTGATACCATCCCC